AGAAAGTATTGTCAGAAATAGCACTGTATCACGGCACTATTGATATGCCAAAGTATTGGGATATTGATAGAGAAAAATTAGCGCAAGATATTTTAACATCAAATTTATTTAATAAAGAATTTCCATTCTCTAGAACTTGGGACATGTTGAATACCTACATGAGAGATCATGTTAATTTAGAATATGGTTTTTCATTAATTAATAAAAAGACATGGGGAAATTTTTATAAACCAAGAGAAGCATCGCTTCCTTTATTACAAGTAGATAAAGTTGATTTAAGAAATTCACCTGACTTTGTATTTTTATATGGAGTTAAACTTGCTAAAGATTCTTGTTTTGTCAGAATACATTTTGATGATAATAGAAGAGCAGGAAGAAGTTGGGATATACCTTTAAACAATAATCAGTTTATTATGTTTCCAGCAACTCAAATGTATTACATATCTTCCAATACCAGCGATCAATTAAACTTTATACAAACCATTACTTATGAATTTATCTAATTATTATTGGGCTTTTAAATCAGCTTTACCACCAAGATTATGTGATGACATTATTAAATATGCTTTAGCTAAACCAGAAGCTATGGCCAGAACAGGTGGATATGGGGATAGAGAATTAAAACAAGATGAAGTATTGAATATGCAACGAAAAAGAAAATCAGATTTAGTATGGTTAAATGATACTTGGATATATAAAGAAATACATCCTTATGTTCATCAAGCCAATAAAAATGCAGGGTGGAATTTTGATTGGATACGATCTGAATCCTGTCAATTTACTAAATATAAATTAAATCAATATTATGATTGGCACTGTGATAGTTGGGATAAACCTTATGACAAACCAGGTAGTCCTGAACACGGTATGATTAGAAAGCTTTCTGTGACCTGTCAATTAACAGACGGTTCAGAATATACAGGTGGTGAGTTACAATTTGATACTAGATCTTATGATCCTCATATGAGGGACGAAGATAAACATGTTATCACTTCCAAAGAAATATTACCTAAAGGCTCGATAGTAGTATTTCCTTCTTTTGTGTGGCATCGGGTTCAACCAGTAACGAGAGGAACTAGATATTCATTGGTGATATGGAACCTTGGATATCCATTTAAATAAATATGCAAATATTAGAATATTTTAAAACTCCAATATGGTTAGAAGAGAAACCAGAGTTTATAAAATCATTAAACAAAGCAAGTGATCCTTATATTAAGGAAGCAAGAAAAAGAAATAAAGATCATATTAAAAAACATGGTGACTTTGGAATCGCACATCATTCTACACCATTAACCGTAGATACAAAATTTAAAGACTTTCATAATTATGTAGGTCAAAAGTGTTGGGAATTTTTAGATTGGCAAGGATTTGATATGCAACAATATCAAACTTTCTATGAACAAAGTTGGGTACAAGAATTTGCATCCAAAGGTGGTGGACATCATTCCGCGCACATTCATTGGAATACTCATGTCAATGCATTTTATTTTTTAAAATGTGGTGAAGAGACTTCTTATCCTATTTTTCATGAACCGCGAACAGGTGCTAGAACAACAAAATTAAAAATGAAACCTGGTAATGGTGTCTTTCATGGGACAGAATTGATTCACTTCAAACCAAAACCAGGGACACTCATTATATTTCCAGGGTACATGGAACATGAATATGCAGTCGATTATGGAAAAAAACCATTTAGGTTTATTCATATCTGTATATCTGCAGTATTAAAGGAGATGGCTAAAAATGTCTAAAAAGTACAATTTTAAAAAAGACAACTTTTGTGTCATTGAATCAGCTATTTCTAATGACTTAGCTACTTTCTTATATAATTATTTTTCTATGCAAAAACAGGTATATGATACTTGTATTAAAGAAAGATACATTTCCCCTTTTGAAACTATGATTGGTTATTATGAAGGTCAAGATGAACAGATTCCTCATACCTATTCTCAATATGCTAATATGGCTTTTGAGACTTTGTTATTAAAACTTCAACCTGTTATGGAAAAAACAACAGGATTAAAGTTAACCCCTAATTATACCTATGCAAGAATTTATAAACCAGGTGATATATTAAAACGTCACAAGGATAGATTCTCTTGTGAGATATCTACTACATTAAATCTTGGTGGAGATAAATGGCCTATCTTTATAGAACCTTCTGGAAAAGAAGGAATGAAAGGTGTGTCTGTAAATTTAAAACCAGGAGATATGTTAGTGTATAGAGGTAATATACTAGAGCATTGGAGAGAACCGTTTAAAGGTAAAGACTGTGCTCAAGTATTTCTGCATTATAACAACACTAAAACCAAAGGTTCTAAAGAAAACCTATTTGATAGAAGACCTCATTTAGGACTTCCATCTTGGTTTAAACGTTGATATAGTACTATAAACGAGCCAGAACACCACCCATACCACCGTTCTGGCTCGTGTATAGGAGATATTAATGTTTTTTGGCGGCACATCATTTGCAGCAGCACCTTTTGCAGATCCAGGATTTAATCCTAATGCATTAGCTATTTTAACTGGTTCTAGAATTAATGAATCAACAGGAACAGTTACTACTGTTGGTAAAGCATTAATATTGCCTACTGGAAACAGATTAAATTTCACGATCGGTAATGTAGTCATCGCGGTCAACAAAACAGTAGAAGTTACTGGTACTGCCTTTGATATTGGATCGGGGACCGTGGCTATTACAGCAGGAGCTACTACTGCATTAACAGGAAACTTATTTAACTTTACTACAGGAACTGTTAACGTAGCAGATGTTGTAGGAGTTAGTGGTAATAGAATTGATGTAGATACAGGAACGGTATCTATTGTTGCTGATGCAATTATTGCATTAACAGGAAACAGAATTGATCTATCTACAGGAATCGTTAAAGTAGCAGATGTTGTAGGAGTTACTGGTAATAGAATTAATCAAAGCAATGGAACTGTTGCAGTAACAGCTGGTGCTGTAGTATTACCAAATGGAACTAGAGTAGAATTAGATACAGGAACTGTTACGATTACAGGAACTGCAAATGTTTCTGTCACTGGTAATAAAGTAGATTTAACAATTGGTAATGTAACTGCTAAAGCTAATGCTACAGTTATTGTTACTACTAATAGACAAAACTTATCTATAGGAACAGTTACTATTTTAGCTAATGCAACTGTATTACCTACAGGAAATGAATTTGAAGTAGGAACTTCAAGAGTAAATATAAAACAATGGAATGGTATTGTACCTGGTGTAGATCAGATATGGACCAGAATCCATACACCATAGGATATTAAATGTTATTTGGCGCAACTACTTTTGCTCAGTCACCTTTTGCTTCACCAGGCGGTGTAAGTGTTCAAGTTGTATTAAATGGCGTACAAATGAACTTTGCCATTGGCAATGTTACTATACAAGGTAAATCTCTTGTATTACCTACAGGCCAAAGAGTTGATTTAGCAACAGGAAATGTACAAGTAGTTCTAGGGCAAACAGTATTAGTAACTGGTAAGGAATTAGCTCTTGCAACTAACCCTGTTTATGTGGTAAACTGGAACCCGATTCCGCCAAACGTGAATCAAATATGGATCCCGATAGATCCAGAAAATCCGTAGGAGAAATATGGCATCGACTTATTCGAATGATTTAAAATTAGAACTTATAACTACTGGTGAAAAATCAGGAACATGGGGAACTATTACTAACACCAATTTACAACAATTAGAACAAGCGGTATCAGGATATATAGCAGTAGATGTAGCATCTTCTGATGTTGCATTAGCTTTATCGAATGGAGCTGTATCTAATGGTAAGAATTTTTACTTTAAACTAACAGGAACATTAACTGGAAATAGAAATGTGACTATGCCTGATTCTGCAGAACGAGTATTTGTCGTAGAAGACGCAACTTCTAGATCTGCTTCTAATTATACTTTAACTATTAAAACTGTATCAGGAACAGGAATTACATTACCTATTGCTTCTACTAACTTAGTATATTCTGATGGAACTAACATCAGTTTAGGTTTAAGAAAAAAAGGTTACTTTACTCCTTCTGCAACTTATACAGCAGTCAATGGAGATCAAATTTTAGTAGATACTTCAGGAGGAGGAATTGGAGCTCCTGTAACTATTAATTTACCTGCATCACCATCGGTTGGTGATGAAGTTCATTTTATTGATAGTGGATCCAATTTAGCTTCTAACAATTTAACGATTGGTAGAAATAGTTCTAATATTTTAGGATCAGCTTCTGATCTAGTAGTTTCAACAAACGCAGTTGCGTTTACACTAGTATATGTCAATGCGACCAGAGGCTGGGCATATAAAGATAATGTATAGGAGGTTACATGCCTCTCCAACAAGTTAAGTTTGCACCAGGAATAGACAAACAAAATACAACCGTAGGTGCTCAAGGTCGTTGGGTAGATTCAGATAACGTACGATTTAGATATGGCTTACCTGAAAAAGTGTCAGGTTGGTCTTCTTTAATTACAGATACTTTAGTAGGAGTTGTTCGTAAACAACATGCATTCGTAGATATATCTGGAAATAGATATGTTGCTTTAGGTTCAGATAAATTTTTAATTATTTATTTTGAAGGACAATTATACGACATCACACCTATTAGAACAACTTTATCTTCAGCAACCATTGCAACAACAAATACTTCCGCTGTTTGTGAAATTACCACAGGAACCTCTCATGGTTTAATTGCAGGGGATATTGTTTTACTAGAGAATGTAACTTTACCTGGTGGAACAGGTTATTCTGATTCTGATTTTGAAGGCAAGTTATTTCAAGTAACTGGTGTTTCATCTACTACTGTATTTACTATTACACAATCCACAGCGGCAACCGCAACTGTATCTACGGGTGGAAGTATTGATGTTAAACCTTATGAGAACGTAGGCCCTGCAGAACAATCGTATGGTTATGGTTGGGGAACCGATACATGGGGAGCAGGAGGATGGGGAGAAGCTTCTTCAGCACAAGATGTTATTCTAGAACCAGGTCTTTGGTCATTAGATAATTTTGGACAAGTATTAGTAGCAACGATTGCTAATGGAAAAACATTTACTTGGAATGCTGGAGCAGTAAATCCACTTACTGTTCGCGCTTCTACTTCCACTTCAGGTTTTTCTACATCAGCAAATCCAACAGCATCTAGACTTACTTTAGTATCTCCTACGACTCGTCACTTATGTCATTTTGGAACTGAAACAGTTATTGGAGATAGTGATACTCAAGATGATATGTTTATTCGTTTTTCTGATATTGAAAATATTAACGACTACACACAAACAGCCATCAACGCTGCAGGAAGTTTTAGATTGCAAGACGGAACGCGGATCGTGGGTGCATTAAAAGCAAAAGAAACCATTCTAGTTTGGACCGATAATGCTTTATACACTATGAAATATATTGGCGCTCCTTATACCTTTGGATTTGAACAAGTAGGAACCAACTGTGGTTTAATTGGTAAAAATGCAGTGATAGAAATAGACGGAGCTGCTTATTGGATGAGTAACAATGGATTCTTTCTATTTGATGGTACAGTTAAATCTATGCCATGTTCAGTAGAAGATTATGTATATGATCAATTAGATACTACCAAAGGTCAACAAATTTATGCAGGGATTGATAACTTACATACAGAAGTAATTTGGTATTATACATCTACTTCTTCTGATTTTAATGACCAATATGTAATTTATAATTATGGAGAAACTGCGATCGCAGGAGGGAATCCAGTTTGGTATACAGGGACCGAAGCTAGAACTTCATGGATTGATGCAGTAGTTTATCCTAATCCTTTTGCAACTAAATATAATAGTTCAGCAAATGGAACTTTTCCTGTGGTTGTAGGTCAAGATGGTTTAGGACAAACCACTTATTTTGAACATCATGTAGGAACAGATCAAGTAAATCCAGATGGAACTACTACTGCTATTACTTCTACATTAACTTCTTTTGATTTTGATTTAAAAATAGATGGAACTGATGGTGAGATATTTTTAGCTATGAGACGATTTATTCCTGATTTTAAAAATTTACAAGGAAGTATACAAATGACATTAGCGGTAAAACGTTACCCATCGCAAACAAGTACGGATACTGCTTTAAGTCCTTTTACTATTACCACTTCTACTACAAAAGTAGATACTAGAGCAAGAGGTCGTTATGCAAATATAAATATTCAAAATACAAATATAAGTGAGGACTGGAGATTTGGTACACTTAATTTAGATTTACAACCAGATGGTAGAAGATAATGACAAAGATTAACGTAAGAATACCAGAACCAAAAGTAGAATATGATGTCTCTAACCAAAAACAAATTAACAGATCTATTTCTTCTGTTATTGAACAATTAAATTCTACTTATTTAAATGAACTTAAACAAGAAACAGAACGATTTACTTGGTTTAGTATGTCAGGAGGAAATTGTTAATGTCTTGTAATAATGTCAATCCAATAACAGGTGGAAGTACAGTTGATGACATTCCATTTTATTTAGCTGTACAGCAAGGTAAAGTTCCTGGTTATTCTATGGTTAATAAGTTTGGATATAATAGTTCTATTGGTTCAGGTTCTTTTGAAACTATTTGGGAAACAGGAGACGACTATCCTTGGCAATCTACAGCTGTTACTGTTGATGTAGTAAGCGATGATGTTAATGACGATGTAGCAGGAACTGGTGCTAGAACTTTAAGAATACAAGGTCTAGATGGTTCTTATAATTTAGCTGAAGAAACTGTTGATATGGATGGAACAACTACAGTTACAACTACACAAACTTTTTTAAGAGTATTTAGAATGTCTGTTGAGACTGCGGGAACATCTGGAAATAATGTTGGAAATATATCTGTAACTTATACAGGTGGATCTGATGTTGCTGCAACTATAACTGCTGGTAATGGACAAACTTTAATGTGTTTATATACCATACCTGCAGGTTATACTGGTTATTTATTATCAATAGATGTATCATCTGGTAAAGATCAAGAAATGGATTTTAAATTTATACAACGAGATAATAGTATTGCTAACGCAGCATTTCAAACAAAACAATTTTTAAATGTTAGAGGTGGACAGACAACTGTTATCTTTAATGCAATCAATGTAATACCTCAAAAGGCAGATATATATGTTTCTGGAAAGGCAAGTTCTACCTCTTCTGCTTCTGCTTCATTTGATTTATTATTAGTACAGGATGGATATTAATGGCAAATATATATAAAAATACATTCTATGATCCATCTGTTACCACAGCAGTGACTGTGTATACAGTGCCAAGTGACTCACGTGCCATTGTTCAAAATATACAAATTACAAATGCGTCTGGTGGAAAAATAGTTAAAGTACATATAACTGATTCATCAGCAAGTACAGATTATCAAATAGCTTATGCAAGTATTACAGGCGCTACCATATGTAACTTGGCTAAAGGGCCTGTAGTATTAGAAGAAAACGATGTATTAAAGATTGAATCTTCTGATACAACTGGTATAAGTGGTATTGTATCAATATTAGAAATAAATAGAGATTAGGAGGAATATGCCATTTATAGAAGAAGGTGATGTAGCTTATACCATGATCAACGGTAAAAAAGTACCAGTGGTTAAATGCGAAACAGAAGTAGTTTTAAGAAATACAGTTACCAATACAGAATATAATTCAGACGCGGAAGCCGAAGCGGACATCGCGGACCCAAATACAGCTACTCAAAAAGAACATGTAGTAAGGTCTGTCAAGATAAAAGTGGCTGCAATGCCACCTTTAGGGGCTTCTTCTAAAGAATTGTAATGTTGACTGTTTGGTTAAAAACAAGTAAATTATGATATTCTGGCTTAAATCAAGAGTAGCCAACTTGCTTTTCATAATATAAAATAGGAAAACACATGGGATTTTTAAAAAAAGTATTCAAACCAGTACAAAAAATAGTTCAAAAAATAGTACCTAAAGAAATTAGGCCAGCTTTACCTTTTCTTGCTGCTGCAGTATTTGGACCAGCAACTGCAGGTCTTACTGGTACTTCTCTTGCAAAGGCTTTAGCTCAAAGAGGTTTAATTTCTGGATTAACAAGATATGCTACTGATCAAGATGCTGATATAAAAGATGTATTAAGAACGGGTGCACTATCTGTAGCTCCACAAGCAATTGGAGCTGGTATTCAATCAGCAGTTCCAGTTGATATGTTTAAAGATATAGAAAGTTATCAAAAATTTATGTCTGGTGTTAAAGATTATACCACAGCAGATATTGGAAAAGGAACTGATTTAACAGGAATTCTACAAGCAGGAAAAGCATTAGCTGTTCCTACAACTATAGAAAGCGCTGCACAAATGGCTGAATTAAATGAAAAAGCAATAAAAGATTATGAAGCTCAATTAGCTCAACAAGGAGTAATAGATAAATCAGATAGAAGAAACGCTATCTTTGGTTATTTCTCTAGAGCAGGTTATGGAGATGATGAAATTAATTCTATGTTAAGTAAATATGGATATGCTTCTGGTGGTAGAGTTGGTTATAAAGAAGCAGGTTTAGTTACTTTAAAAGTAGAAGATTTATTAGAAATGATGTCTAATAAAGATAAAGACAAAGAAAAATATGAAGAAGATAAATTTGATTCAAGAGGATTATCTTCTGGTATTGAAGGTTTAATGTCTGGATATAAAATAGGAACAGGTAGATCTTTATTAAGTGAACCAGAAGTTCCAAGATTTACACCAGGACAATTTTATAATCAAGGTGGAGCAGTAACTCCTCCAGGAATGGAAATGGATTTAAGAGGTGGTGGATTTATTAGAATTGGATCAAAAGAAAAAGCAGATGATGTCAATGCAAGAGTATCTAAAAATGAATTTGTTATGACAGCAGATGCAGTTAGAGGTGCAGGTAGAGGAGATCCAAGATTAGGTGCAAAAAGAATGTATGAAATCATGAACAAATTTGAGGCAATGGCATAATGGCAGAAACAATTACAAGGCAACTTAGGGAACCTTTTGTTGAGACGGCTGGTATAGGTTTAACCGAAGCAGCTTTACCGTATCTTAAACAGGCAATACCAACAGCAAGTTATACAGGAGCACAATTTGTAGCAGGACCTGGTGCATTAGAAACACAAGCTATGCAACAAGCTGCACAACTTTCAGCTGGACCACAAGCTTACCAAGCTTATATGTCTCCTTATCAACAAGAAGTTATTGATACTTCTTTAGCTGCTCTACAAAGAGAACAAGCAAAAGGATTACAAGCTTTAAGACAAGGAGCAATTCAAGCAGGTGCTTTTGGTGGTGGTAGAGAAGGAGTTGCATTAGGTGAATATCAAGCAACAGCAGATATTCAAAGAGCATTAGCAGAAGCTCAATTAAGACAACAAGGATTTCAAAGTGCTCAACAAGCCGCGATCCAAGGTTTACAATCACAACAAGGTTTAGGAACTTACCAAGCACAACTTGGTGGATTGCAAAGACAATTACAACAAGCTGGATTAACAGCTCAACAAGAAGCGGCAAGAGAAGCTGCATTCGAACCATTCACTAGATTAGGTTTAATTGGACCACAATTAGCTTCTGTAATCGGTGGATTCCCTGCAGCAACTCAAGTTCAAACTACGCCTCCTCCTAGTACTTCTCAACAATTATTGGGACTTGGTATTGGAGCTGCTGGTTTAGCTGGTGCTGCTAAATCATTAGGATTTTTTGGATAATAATATGAGTAGAATATTAAATAGACCAATGTTTAGATCAGGCGGTAAAGTAGACAGTAAAGGTACTGGTATTACATCTGGATTAGAACCTAAAAGAGGAATAGTAGATGGACCAGGAGGTTATGCTGGTGAAAAAACAAGTGACATTTATAAAAGAATTAGAACTGAACTTGCACCTGCACCAGGTTTAAGTTTAGGTGATTATTTACAAATAGCTGCAGCAGGAGCTGATATATTAGGAGCTCCTTCTGAAGGTGGAGGAATTAAAGGTACTTTAGCAACTGTTAGTAAACCTTTAGCTACATTAGGTAGAGGTCTTGCAACTACTATGGGTAAAAGAGAATCTGATGTATCACAACTTGCAGGTGCTTTAACAGAAGCAGAACTTAAATCTCAAGGTGAATTTGGTAAACGAGAGGCAGCATTCAATGCTTTATATGATACCAAAAAACAAGCAATTCAAAGTGATACCTCTTTAAGCGCTGATGAAAAAAATAAAAAATTAAGAGATTTAGAAATAAGTAAATCTAGAGATTATGAATTTTATGTAATCAAAGGTGGTGATGTATCGGACTACTTTAAATTAGCTTCACAAAAAGAAGCTATTGAAGCAGCAGATAAAGCAGCTAAAAATAGATTAAAAGCAGAAGGAATAGATAAAAATAATCCTAATTATTCTTCTAAACTTGCTGCATATCAAGCTGAATTTTTATCACAATTTGCACAACAATTTGGTAAACAATTTGCTGAAGGTGGAGCGGTGACCGCGGATACTACAGACTCACAAACTCCAGGTCAATTACAAATGATTAGTTATGATGAGTTAAGAGCAAGATTACCACAACAAATTACAGATGACATTGTGACATTATTATCAACAAGTTATGAGGCATTAGCTGATTTTGCAGAAATACAAACTCAAGCAGATGTCAATGCATTCAACGAAAAATATAACGTTCAATTAGTATTACCACAAGGAGAATAACATGCCAGTTATTCCTAAACTTGAGGATTTTAAACAAATAGTCAAAGAAGCTGAAGAATCAGGCTATATAGATCTTAGTGAAGATAAAAGAAAAGTAGTTGTTAATCCATTATCTTTTTTAAGATTTTTACCTGGTGGAACAGGTCTTCAAAAATTAGAAGCTGAAGGTAAAATTAAATTTGAAAGTGATGAAGAAATTGACGCAGCAAAAGAAATAGAACGAGCAATTGTTGGTGGAGGAACTAAAGCGGTTTCTGCTATAGCCAGTTTAATTACATCAGGAATTGATTTATCTGGAAAAACTAATCTTACTAAAAAATTAGATGAAGCAACTAATAATTTTTTACAAAAACATGGTGATCCTAAAACACTAGCAGGAGAAGTAACAGAATTAGTAACTCAATTTGGTTTACCTGGTGGTATAGTTGCTAAAATAACAGGTAATGTAGGTAAGTTAGAAAAAATAAAAAAATTAAATACATTAATTGATAAAACAGTAGGAAAAATATCTAACAAATATGTAAGAAGCACGGTAGCTGGAGCTACTAGTGTTGCAAGACGAGCTGGTCAAGGTGGATTAACTATTGGACTAACAGATTTAGCTTTTTCAGATCCTGGTAGAAAAACTTTTATAGGTGGTCAAGTTGATGAAACAGGTAAAACAGGAAGAGATTTAGCTGTAGCTAGATTAATTAATAAACTTAAATATGCTCAAGAAGGAGCTTTAATTGGAGCTGGTTTTCCTGTAGTAGGAAAAGCATTAAGTTTAGGTGCAAAATTTGGTTTGTATGGTTATGGAAAAGTATTTGATATTGGAAGTAGAGTAGCCAATCCAGTAGTTGCTTTAACTTCTAAAGCATTGGCTTTAGATAAATATGTACTTCCAACATTATCTAATGCAATTAAGACTAATGTAAATACAATTGGAGAAATAGGAACAAGGATTTTACTGCCTGTTGTATCAATAGGTAAAGTTTCACCTTTAACTAGAATTAGAGATGGTTTACCAGAATTTAAACAATGGAGATCTTTTAGTGTTAATAGCACCGATGATTTAAGAAAAACATTAAAACGAATTGATAATGGTTTATCTTATTTTAGATCAGTAGGAAGATTTTCTCCTGAACAAGCTGCAGTTAGGCAAGAAGCAGAAAAAAGAATTGTTAAAACAGCTAGAGTAGTAGAGAAACTTTTAGATTCTATTGAAAAGAAAAATTATGATTTAGTTAAAGCTTCTAAAAATTTATATGACACAAAAACTACTTCTCCAGCAAGTATGGATAAATATTTAGATGATATTTTAGAATATATAAAAGGAGAAAGATCTTTAAAAACATTACAACCAGAACTACAACCTGCATCACAAAGATTAAAAAGTTTAATGGATAATGCTAAAAAAGAATTCTCTATTTTGCTTCCAGACGACAGTGTAATTAAACCTATATTAACTAAAAATTTAAAAGGATACATGAGAAAATCATTCTCTGTATTTACTAATCCTAATTATGCAGTGGATGAAACTTCTTCTGTATTTAAAGATGCAGTTACTTTTATGAGAGGTATTATTAATAAGAATAAAGATTTAAGAGAATATGCACGTAATGTTCAGGAAGCAGAAAAAGTTAGTTATCAAGAAGCTAAAGACATTGTAGCAAAACTTCAAGTTAAAGATATGCTTCGATATGCAAAAACAGATAATAAAGATCCTATACAAATTTTAACTCAAATTTCTAAAAATAAATTACGATCAGATCAAGTTCTTGCGACGGGAGAAGAATTACCAAAAGTAATTAAAAAATTATTAGGTGAAGAAAATAATTTAAGAAATACAGTATTACAAACTATTTCTAATATTACTACTTCTTCTACTAATAAACTAATGTTTGATCGATTAGGTGAAATGTTAGTAAAATCTGGTTATCTATTTAGAAGTCGTGAAGCTGCTGAAATGGCGTTAAAAATAGCTCCTGGTGGAGCTGGTATTAGAGCTGTTGGTAAATTAGATGGTTTAGGATTATTAAATTCTACTACATCTGAATTATATGGTTCTGTTGATATGATTAATCGTTTAACTAATTTAAAAGGGCCTTTAGATACTTTTGCACAATTACCTATTATAAAAAATTTACTACAACTTAAAGCAGGTACTCAATTTGGTAAAACAGTTCTTTCGCCAGCAACTGTCACACGTAATTTTACTTCTGCAAGTATGTTTGTATTAAATAGAGGACTTATTGGTGGAAGGGCTTCTGTAACTGAATCCATGAAAATGGTTGTAGATGATATTTTTAATGCAGGTAAATTAGGAAAAGATGCAGAAAAAAGATTATTAGACAATATAGAAGAAGGCATTCAATATGGTGCTTTAGATGAAAACATAGTGGCATCAGAATTAGGTGCAGTATTACGAGCTATAAGAAGTAGAAATATAAAAGATACAGATCAACTTACTGCTTTATTAGAGAAAAAAGGTTTACTAAATACATTAGGAAGAGTGTATGCAGGAGGCGATAATGTTTGGAAATGGTATGGTTATAATTGGTATAAATCTTATTTAGCAGATTATTCACAAAATAGTTTACCTAAAATGAAAGAATGGTTTAGAAATATAGCAGGTAGAGAATTTGTAGAAAAAACATTAACAGGAAAAACTAAAGATATTAATGATGCAATCAAAGAAGCAGCTTCTTGGTATGTAACAAATACAATGCCTACTTACAGTAAAGTTCCTAGATTAATTCAAGGTATTCGATCTATACCTTTTTTTGGAAACTTTGTTGCTTTCCCTGCTGAAATGATCAGAACTTCTACAAATACAATTGCTGTTAATTTAAAAGAAATTGCATCTAATGATCGTGCTTTAAGAGAAATGGGATACAGAGGTTTGATGGGTCAATTTGTAACTATGGGTGGTGCTAGTTATGGAATTAAAAAACTATACTCAACTTTTACAGGTATTACTGAAGATATGATGGATGGATATAGAAGATATTTAGGACCAGAGTTTCAAAAAAATTCTGACTTAGTTGCAATTAGCAAAATGAATGATGAAGGAGAATTTAAAGTTGTAGACCTATCTACTTTCTTACCATATGACTTTGTAACTCGTGGAGTAAGAGGAGCTTTAGATTTAATTAAAGAACAAAAAAATACACCAAGAGAACGCAATAGATTTTTATTAGATTTTGTATTTAGTCCTGATGGTTTCTTTGGAGAACTGTTATCTCCATTTATAAGTAGGGCAATTTACTTTGAAACTTTTTCTGAAATTGCAAATAATAAGAAAAAAGAAGGTGGAGAAATTTATTCTGAACTAGCGGACTGGCCAGAAATATTTGAGAAAACATTTGTTCACATGGCTAAAACAATTGAACCAGGTATTATCACTACGGGAAGACAAGCATATTATGCATTCAAAGAAGAACTTACTCCAGGTGGTCAACGATATGAACTAGAAGATATACTACTTGGATTAGGAACAGGGATAAAACCTCAAAGTATAGATTTAAAACAAAATACAAAATACTTATTATCTGATTATAAAAAAATTAGAACAGAAGCTCCTGTAGGAAGCGATATGTATAAATTTAATAGAACCACAAATGAAATTACAAATGATTTTATTAAACAACAAAGATTTGCTTTTACAGAACAACAAAGATTATTCAAAGCATTTGAAGCTATGAAAAATTTAGGTTTTGATGAAGATCTAATTTATGATGAAGCAAAAAGACAAAACCTTACAGGAAAAAATTTAAGTACATTATTAGATGGTGAATTTAAACCATTAAAATATTCTAAACCTAGATTTGAACGTAAAATAGAAGACACGGAAAAACAAGCAGAAAGATCAAAACGATCTTTGCTTTCTGTTAATGAAGATGCATTATTTCCTCAAGATGAACTGGATGATATTATGGATACACTAGAAAATTCTGACTTAAATCAAATATTCCCATTTGATGCACCAAAACCAGAAACAAAACCTAAAGTAGTTCCTGTAACACCTAAACCAGTGTCTCAGGCCCCTACTACACCACCATTACCAGAACAACCACAAGCGGTTGCTGTATCACCACAACCTTCCCCTACTTTAAATAATGGATTGACACAAAGTGAAATGGCATTATTATCCCCAACTGAACAAGCCATTAGGCTTAAACAAAGAGGAATTACATAATGGCAAACGGCAAAAAAGCTGAAACCACTGGAGAACATATCATAGCTTTATACGGTCATGTGACTGGAGTAAAACGTGACGTTGATCAAATTCGATGTACTCAAAAACATATTCATGAAGACATTGAGAAATTGGGCGGTAAGGTAGACAAGATCTACTGGGTTCTCTTAGCGACGGTGGGAACAGTCGCGATGTTCTTCTTTGATAAAATCCTTAAATAATGAAACTCTCAGCCAATTTTGAATTAGCAGAACTCATCAAAAGTCAAGTAGCGGAAAGGAAAGGGATACCCAATAATCCTTCTCCAGATCAGATTGACAATTTGAAATCTTTATGTATTAACGTGCTTCAACCAATTCGTTCAGAGTTTGACAAACCAGTTATAATCTCTAGCGGATTCCGTAGCGCGGAACTTTGCATTGCGATTGGGTCTAAACCTACTTCGCAGCATGCTGAAGGGAAAGCCGCAGACATGGAAATACCAGGGGTTGATAATATGGAGTTAGCTATGTGGATTAAAAACAATTTAAATTTTGATCAACTCATTTTAGAGTTTTATAAAGATGGAGAACCAAACAGTGGTTGGATCCATGTATCGTGGAACGGTGATAATAACCGTAATCAAACTTTGCGTGCAATGCACGACGACAACAACAAAGTTGTCTATAAACCTTGGTAGCTTCGCTTATGAACAATGAGGTATTAGTACATAAACATCTTATTGTTCGAGCAGATGTAAAGAAACCTCCTATTGAAGTAAATTATCTAACTCATTGGTTACATGATTTTATTAAATCTATTAATATGAAAGTATTAATGGGTCCTTATGTTATATATCACAATGTACCTGGGAATAGAGGAATTACGGGTGCAGCTATTATTGAAACTTCACATATTGTAATGCATGTTTGGGATGAGCCAAATCCAGCATTAATGCAATTTGATGTTTATAGTTGTGGTGAATTTCATCCAGAAGAAATTTGTAAAAAAATTAAAAATGATTTTGATGTAGTTAAAATAGACTATAAATTTTTAGATAGAGAAACAGAACTAAAAGATGTTTCTGGTGGACATCTTATTTATAAAGATAGATTAAAAGATTTAGTTATAAAAAATCATGATGCAAAAGAAAAAGAATCAAAAGAAAAATTACTATTAAAGAATAGAAAAGAAGTTGATATTAATAAAGATGGTCCTGGATACACTATTAAGAGTGGATCTAATAAAGGAAAAAAATTGGCCCATATTCAAATTCCAACTAAATCTTTGTAAAAAAGTCTTACATATCTCAACGTAGACGCACGAAATCACCCCTTGACAATACTCAGGTACCCCCTATATATACCGCAGGTGCAGCAATTTGGCTGGCCACTAGACTTTGCTTAACATTAACAAGGAGGTTTATATGACAGGTTTAGAACTAATAAATAAATTCCAAAAAGACATTTGGGATAAATCAAATACAATGTTTGGAGATACTTTTGATAGTATATTTGATAGTTTATCAAAAGCTCAATCATTCCCATTTTACAATGTGGTAAAATATGGAAAAGGTGAGTATGCTATTGAATTAGGCCTAGCTGGATTTAACAAAAAGAATGTTAAAGTTCAGTACAAAGACGGTGTATTAACTGTTTCTGGTCAAGTAGATGACAAAGAAAAAGAATACATTGAAAAAGGACTAGCAGCTAGAAAATTCTTTAAACAATTTTCACTAAGAAACGATGTGGTAGTAAATGACGCTGAAATGAAAGATGGAGTATTGTCTGTAAAATTAGGTGTTCAAGAACCACAAGAAATTGAAATTAAAGATATTGAAGTAAAATAATGACCATACATATATTGGTCATATTATTTATATTCATAATGATCTTTGGACTTAGTAAGGAGATTAAATAATGTTTCCTTATACAGCGGAAGAGTGGGAATTTATTTCCCGCTCTTTCCAGGATTACAAATATATCCCATAGTAATTTCACCATTAATATAATGGTTATTATGTTTGCTATCATGGTACATATTTTTTTCAAACCATGTTTGGCAAGGTTCATGAATAGGAATATCTCTTAAATAATATTCTGTTGGTGATACCAACATTATTAAAGTAATAATTAAATCCATTCCTTTAATTCTTCTCCAAGAATTTCAGATGCAATATTTATTTTTTTACGAAGAGCTTTAACTATTTTTTCATCTATTGTTTCTTCAGCAATTAAATCAATATAGGTTACTGATTTTTTTTGCCCAATACGATGTGCTCTATCTTCTGACTGAAGTCTTTTTTCAAGGTCATACCCATTTGAATAATAGATAACAGTATTTGCTGCAGTGAGCGTAATACCATAGCCACCTGTTTGTGGATTGCCAACGAAAAATCTGACTGGGGAATTCGGGTCTTGAAACGTTTGTATATTTTTCTGTCTTTTCTCGGCTTCGATCGCTCCATAATATTGCACAACAGAATCTTGTCCATATTTTTTTTGTATTTCTTTAACAATGTGCTCAATGTCATAAATATAATTTGCCCAAATAATTGCTTTTCCCTCTACCTCTTCTAACACATCTAAGAGTTCATTTAAACGATTGTTTTTTAATTCAACAATTTCACCATCATCTAGCTTTAAATGTCCACAAGTTATTTGATGTAATCGCATTAGTTGTGTTAATACATGTGGTGCTGTCGTAATTTTGCCATCAAATTCTGCTAAAGCCGCAGCTTTCATAGTTTTATATTTCTTACTTTGTTCTTCTGTTAATTCTACTGTTCTTCTGATATAAATCTTTTCTGGAAGATCTAAACAATCTTCTTTTAATACACGATATGAAAATGATTTTAGAGAATCAGATAGTTCATCGAGTCTCTTATAACTTCCTATTATCTGAACTTGTCGGCCACCAAAATTTCTTGTCACCATATGTGCATAACGGTTTCGAAAACTATAAAAAGATTGAAAGCCAAGTAGATCTTCGTGAAGAAATTTGCATTGGCTATATAGATCGAGCGGCGATTTAGTTACAGGAGATCCAGTTAAAATTCTTCTATATTTAGCCAAAGGAGCTAATCCTGTAATAGATTTAGTACGTTTTGCTGTAGGTGTTTTAATGGTTGTAGATTCGTCTATGGCCATTAATGTTTTATGACACCTTAAAAATTTAGCAGCAAAATCCAACCCTTTTTTGGTTGAAAACGCCTCAACATTCATGACAAGGATGTGAAGGTCATAGTCTGATTCGAATAATGATTGATACTCTTTATCCTTTGCTTTTGATGTTGAAGCAGTCCATAGTATCGTTTTATGTTGGATGTGACTAGCTAAATGTGTAGGAATTTCTCCAGAAAACCAGTTCCTATAAACACCTTTTGGTGCTATAATAAGTGCCGCATTTATTTTACCTGCGTCATAAAGTATACCAATATTATCTACTAATACTTTAGATTTACCTGTTCCCATTTCCATGAAATAAGCATATTCTTCTTTATCCCATGACTTTTCCAATGCAGTTAATTGATGTGCATATGGTTTAGTTTTAAATTTATAGTTCATAATTTTTTTATTCTTTCTACTTGACATTATATATAATTGTCCTTATATGGTTGTCAAGAGAATAAAAGAATGAAGAATAAGATTTTTGAATTATATAAAAAAGATTCGTTAGCAGAGTTCTTAAAGTTTTACAAAGAGAATCCTGAAGAGAATTTCGTATATGTACTACAGACTCCTCCTACTAATATAAATGTATTAGGTGCATCTGATTTTGGATATTTAGTTATTTGTTTACCAAATTATGGTCCTGATTCTCAGATTATTTTTTCACCTGCACCATTTGTATTTAAGATGAGAAAAAATTTAAGAGATTTCAGAAAACAAGATTATATATTGTTAACAGGAGATCCAGCTATTATAGGTATTTCTTGTGCAATTGTGAGTGACCAAACTAATGGTCAATTTAGACTCTTGAAATGGGATCGACGAGAGGCTAGATATTACCCAATAAATTTCGATCTATATCAGAAAGGATAATACATGAGTATAAACTTTGAAGACGACAAACAGGATCTGTTGCAAAATACAGATGTGGAATCATTATCAGTGAATGTAGATAAACTGGTAGATCTTGATGAACAAATTAAAAGATCAGAAGAACACACTAAAAATCTACAAACCATGAGAGACAAAATTAGTTCAGAAGTAATTCCTAATATTTTAGCAGAACAAGGATTACAATCTCTGAAATTAGCTGATGGAACTGTACTAGAAGTAAGTAAAAAATACAGCTGTACACTTCCGAAAGACCCTGAGAAACGGGAAGCAGCTTATAAATGGCTTCGTGAACAAGGTCTAGGTGACATCATTAAAAATGAAGTTGCTGTGACATTTGGTCGTGGAGAAGACAACAAGGCGGAGCAATTGCTTAACCTTGCAGCTTCAAATGGATTCGAACCTCAACAAAGATCTAAGGTTGAGCCGATGACTTTGAAAGCTCTATACAGGGAGCGTGTCGAGGCTGGCCTCGACATGCCTTCCGACGTTTTTCATTTATTTGTGAAAGACGAAACTAAACTTAGCCAGAAATAGGAGAAACGTGAATGACGGAACAAGAAACGCGAACCGTGACTAAAAAAGAAACACACTTGCCTACCGCAAGTTTGTTTGAAGCTGATGCCCATTATGGTTTTCAGAATATGGATCAAAGCGATTTGGCTTTACCATTTTTGAGAATACTTGGGCAATTATCACCTCAAGTAAATGAGAGGGATTCAAAGTATGTAGCAGGTGCCAAAGCTGGTATGATCTATAATACTGTGACTTCTGAACTTTATGATGGGATAAAAGGAATCAATGTAATCCCTTGTCATTATAAAAGGGAATATGTTGAATGGACGGACAGAGGAGAAGGAACTGGTGCTCCAGTTGCTGTGCACTCCGCAACCAGTCCAATTATTCATGAAGCCACTAGGGACAGCATGAATAAAGATAGACTCAAGAATGGAAACTATCTTGAGAATACTGCATCGTACTTTGTACTAGTTACTAAAGATAATAGTGCAGAGACTGCATTGATTACTATGAAATCTACTCAGTTAAAAATGAGTAAGACATGGAACTCAATGATGAATGGACTAAAACTTCAAGGTAAGAATGGTCTATTTACACCACCGATGTTCAGTCATGTGTACAATTTAAAAACTGTACAACAATCAAATGATAAAGGTACGTGGTTTGGTTGGGCTGTATCAAAGGTAGGTCCTGTACAAAATAAGGGACTGTATGAGCAAGCAAAAGCTTTTGCTAATAGTGTTGGATCAGGAGAGATTCAAGCTAAACATGCGAAAGATGAGAAGAGCGAAGAGAACGTACCATTTTAAATGGGAAGGGGCCTTCGGGCCCCTTTTTTACAACAGGAGAATAAATGAAAGAAAAATTTAAAAGTATATTTGAAGGACTAAGTATTGCTTATGGTCAGTACCAAAAAGGTGACCATGATGAAAATGGAAAGCAAAAAGGCAGAGCATTCATTGTTAGAAAAAATATAACTGATGAACTTTGGGAAAATCATATCAATGGAGTTGGTCCTGCTCTTGGTATTATACCTATTAATGAAAACAATTCTTGTAAATGGGGTTGTATTGATATTGATGAATACAATTTTAATCATGCAGAATTAGTATCAGAAATACGATCTAAAGATTTACCATTAATAGTTTGTAGATCTAAATCAGGTGGTGCACATGTGTTTTTATTTACAAAAGATTTTATACCTGCATCTATTATGCAAAGCACACTTAAAAAGATGTCAGGAATTTTAGGATATGAAGGTGCTGAAATATTTCCGAAGCAAACAGAAATACTCGTGGAACGTGGAGATACAGGAAATTTTTTAAATTTACCTTACCACAACCAAATGAATGGATTGCGCTATGCATTTAAAGATGATGGTGAAGCGGCAACCATAGAAGAATTTTTTGGATTATATGACAAATATGTTCAATCAGAATTAAAAGAAGTTAAGTTAGAAAAGAAAAAAGAAATAGAAGCATTTCAAGATGGTCCGCCTTGTTTAAATAAATTAGCTAAAGATGGTTTTGGAGAAGGCGCAAGAAATAATGCATTATTTAATATTGCGGTTTATTATAAACAATCAAAACCAGATTCTTGGGAAGATGAATTAGTAAAAGCAAATCAAGAATACATGGTTCCTCCATTAAGTAATGGAGAAGTTCAGATGTTAATTAAATCTGTAAATAAGAAAGGATATGATAAATATAGATGTAAAGACGCACCAATTAATTCAGTGTGTAATCCAAGTTTATGTAGAATGAAAAGATTTGGAGTAGGATATGATGAAGAACAAATACCAGTATTAGGAAATTTAACTAAGTATGCATCTAAACCACCTCAGTGGTTTTTAGATGTAGGGGAATCAAGAATAGAATTAAAAACAGAACAATTATATAACTCTGGCTTATTTGCTCTAGCTTGTTTAGATCAAGCAAATTTATTAGTTCCAGTACAAAAACCAAAAGATTGGAAACAACATTATTTAAAACCTTTAATGGATAATCTACAAGAAATAAAAGCTTTAGAATCTTTAGATCCATTAAATCAACTATATTCTTTATTACAAGATTGGACTACTAATAGACAGTCGGCAAGAACCATGGAAGATATATTTAATAAACTTCCACATACAGATGAGAAAAGAGAATTTACTTATTTTAGAATGGAAGACTTTTATAATTATTGTAAACGAAATAACTGGGAATTTAAAAAATCAGAAACAGGTAATTATTTAAAACAATTAGATTGTTTTGTAGAAGAAATAAGAAAAGATTTAAAAGGAGGAGCTCCTCGTCTTGTTAAAATTAAAGCATTGAAAAAACAAGATGTATCTACTTCTAAAATTGCATATCACGAAGATCATTTTTAATTATGAAAACTATTATATTAGGTCCACCTGGAACAGGAAAAACAACTACTTTATTAAACTTAGTAGATGAATTTATTCAACAAGGTATTAGACCAAGACAAATAGGTTATTTTTCTTTTACTAGAAAAGCAGCAACAGAAGCTGCAACTAGAGCTGCAGAAAAATTTAATTTAAATATAGATTTAGATTTAGAAAATTTTAGAACTTTACATTCTTATGCATTTAGAAAATTAGCTATGTCTAAAGAAAAGATGATGAAGAAAGAGGACTATAAAGAATTTGGGCAGAAATGTGGCATTCCTATTAAAGTAGCAAGTTATTCAGAAGATGATGGAACATTTAATTCAGACAATGAATATTTAACTATTATTAATACAGCAAGAGTTAAGAGAATGGACCTATTAGAATATTATGACCAAAGACAAAATATATTAGATATTGAAAGGGGAACATTATATCTCATAGCAGAAGAATTAGAAAGATATAAAAAAGAAAAAGGGTTAAAAGATTTTACAGATTTATTAGAGGATTTTATAGAAAAAGATATTGAATCTAATTTTAAAGTTTTATTTATAGATGAAGCGCAAGATTTATCTCATTTACAATGGGATATGGTCAGGCAAATATGGAAAAATGCTGAAAAAACCTATATTGCAGGTGATGATGACCAGGCTATTTTTAAATGGGCTGGAGCAGATGTAAATCATTTTATTGCATTACAAGAAGAAGTAGACACTATCAAAACATTAGATCAATCTTATCGTATTCCTGGAGGACCAATTCATGAATTATCACAAAGAATTATAGGTAAAGTTCAAAATAGATTTAATAAACAATATAAACCAAGACAAGAACAAGGTCTTTTAAAACGATATTCTGATGTGACCCAAGTAGATATGTCACAAGGAAACTGGTTAGTATTATCTTCAGCCAATCATTTCTTAGATGATGTAAAAGAATTATGTGAATTAAGGGGCTGGTATTATCAATATAAAGGTAAAAACTCTATTGGTCTTAAATTATTATTAGCATTAAATAATTGGGAACAATTTAGAAATGGTTCTTTATTATCTCATTTAGAGATCAAAAACATTTATGAATATTTAGGAACTAATGTGTCTGATGGTTTTAGAGAAGGAAAATTATTCCATTCAGAAGAAAAATATACCATTCAAGAATGCAAAGAAAAATTTGGATTGTTAACCGATAAAGTTTGGTATGAGTCCTTTGAAGGTCTGGATCACTTGACAGAAAACTATATTCGTAATATGAGAGCTAATGGTGAGAAGATCAATAAGAATCCTAGAATTATCATGTCAACCATTCATGGTGAAAAAGGTGGCGAGGCAGATAAGGTATTATTACTTCAAGATATTACTAATGCTGCTATGGAAACGTTTGCGCATGATCCAGATGAACTTCATAGATTATTTTATACGGGCGCAACAAGAGCTAAAAAAGAATTACATATTGTTGATCCAAAAAATTTTGAAAAAGCATATTTAATATGACCAATAAATCTGATTTAGAAAGAATATTCCCATCTACTCGTCAAGAAGGAGGTGATCATTATCAAAAACATAAGATACAACCTTATGAATTTATTACAGCCAATAATTTATCTTATTTCCAGGGAAACGTAATTAAATATGTAGTGAGATATAAAGATAAAAATGGCATAGAAGATTTAAGAAAGATTATACATTATTGTGAATTAGAAATTGAACAAATAAAAAATAACAAATGAGAACGATACAACCACCTTTATTTACACCACAAACTGAATGGGTGATGCCCGAAGAATTAAAAGATCTACGTGGTCATAAAGAAATTGCGGTAGACTTAGAGACTTGTGATCCTATGTTAACGGAACTTGGAGCGGGGAACGTGACTGGCCGTGGACATATTGCAGGAATCTCGCTAGCAGTAGAAGGATGGGAAGGATACTTTCCTATTGGTCATGAGCAAGGTGGAAACTTAGATAAAAAATTAGTGAAAAAATGGTTACAAGATATTTTTAATCAAGAAGACACTACATTCATATTTCATAATGCCATGTATGACGTATGTTGGTTAAGAAGTTTTGGTATTCAGATTAAAGGTAAAATTGTAGATACCATGATTGCTGCATCTTTAATTGATGAAAATAGATTATCCTATCGTTTAGATGCATTAGCAAAATTTTATGTAGGAATAGGTAAAGATGAAAATGTTTTACAAGCAGCAGCAAAAGAATATGGATTAGATCCTAAAAAAGATATGTGGAGATTGCCAGCTATGTTTGTAGGGCAGTATGCTGAACAAGATGCAAAAGCAACTTTGAAGTTGTGGCAAAAATTACAAATGGAATTGTATGCGCAAGAGTTAACTTCTATTTTTGATTTAGAGATAAAACTGTTTCCATGTTTAGTAGATATGAGATTTAAAGGTGTTCCAGTAGATTTAGATAAAGCAGATAAAATAAAGAAAAAATTACAATCAGATGAAAAGAAATTACTTAATAAAATCAAAGACTTATCTGGCATCGACGTAGAATTATGGGCAGCTGCCTCTATTGCGAAAGCATTTGATGCTGTCAAGCTTCCTTACGATAGAACAGAAAAAACAGGAGCTCCTAGTTTTACTAGAAACTTTTTAGCTAACCATCCACATGAACTTGCTCAATGTATTTCTAATGCAAGAGAGTTAAGTAAAGCTCATACTACATTTATTGATACTATAACTAAACACGCACATAAAGGAAGAATACATGCAGAGATTAATCAAATACGTTCTGATGATGGTGGAACTGTTACAGGAAGATTTTCTATGTCTAATCCAAACTTACAACAAATCCCTGCGCGTCATCCTGAATTAGGACCATTGATACGATCTATTTTTATTCCTGAACAAAATTGTGTATGGGGAAGTTTTGATTACTCACAACAAGAACCAAGAATATTAGTTCACTATGCTAAATTACAAAAGTTAGAGGGTGTCGATACGATTGTCGAGGCCTACCGAGCGGGGAACGCGGACTTTCATCAGGTTGTAGCGGACATGGCTAACATTGAACGAAAACAAGCAAAGACTATTAATTTAGGTTTGATGTATGGAATGGGTAAAAATAAATTGATGGCTGAATTAGGTTTGATGAAAGAATCAGCAGAAAAACTAATTCAACAATATCATCAAAAAGCTCCATTCGTAAAACAATTGATGGAAACAGTATCAAGAGTTGCAAATGATAGAGGTAAGATTAGAACATTATTAGGTAGAGCATGTCATTTTGAACTATGGCAACCGACACAGTTTGGAGTTCATAAACCATTACCATTAGAACAAGCTAGAAAAGAATATGGTGAACCATTAAAAAGAGCATTTACTTACAAAGCATTAAATAAATTAATTCAAGGATCTGCTGCTGATATGACTAAAAAATCTATGGTAGCATTATATGAAAACGGTATAATACCACATATACAAATTCATGATGAGGTAGACATCTCAGTTCAAGATGATAAGATGGCCTCTCAAATTATTGAAATTATGGAATCAGCCGTTCAATTAGAGGTTCCAAACAAAGTAGATTATGAAAAAGGTGCTAATTGGGGAGATATTTATGGATAATATATATGACCTTTGGCGACGATCCTTTTGGACATAATGATAAAAATAAAAAAGGATTAAGTCCTTTACAATTCTTCATTTTGTATTTAGTGTTATGGTATATTTTTGCGCATCATTTTTATTAGATAGGAATTATTTATGAAATTATTTTGTAAGGAATGTGGACATCGTTGTCATTGTGTAGGACAGGGTTATTATGTTAATGAACCTGTTTGTACTACTTGTAGTTGCACAGAATGTAAATGTGTAGATGTACCTTTGGTATTAAACAAAATGAAAAAATCTATTAAATTTGAGATGTATACTATTTGTGTTTTAATTATATTAATTTTATTAGTTAGTTTATTAGGTTGTGTTAAACAAGAAAAAGAGTATCCTAACAAAATGGATACTATTGCTGATGGAGTATCAAAGGTTTTTATGAAATGATTAAATTTGATAAAAACTTTTTAAATATAGATACAGTACAAGGCGTATGTCCTGAATGCAGTGAACAAACCATTTTAATTGCAATTGTAGAAGATTACTATCGTTGCACCTCGTGTGGAGAAGATACCAAACAATATGTCAATGGACATATTAAATATCTAAAACTAACAGAGGAAGATCAACAATGGCTAAAAAAAAGGCGTTCGGCACCAACACGTTCGTAAAACAGAAAAAAAGAAAACGTCCAGGTAGACATTCTAAGCAACACAAAGGTAAAAAATTCTCAGAACGAGGACAAGGTAAACCAATATGAAATTTATTATTTATGCTATGATTTGTATAGCTGACCTTAGTCCTTATGGAATGAGTTGTATGAATTATACAGAACCAGGACAACCAAGTTATACTAAAGAAGAATGTGAAATGCGTTCTGTTGAATTAGGTAATACAGTAACCAAAGAATTAAATGCCAATGGTGTTAATGTATTAGAACATATTGTTTGGTGTGTAGAAGATAAAAAACAATCAGCTTAGTTTACTCGCCCCGAAAGAAATCAGGACGAGCAAACAAAAGGTGTGAGAAGAGATCTATATTATAGCTTAAAAAAATATACTTGCAAGCCTTGAAATAATATTATAGTTTCCCATATAGTATGATAAATAAAACAATAAGAAAGGATAAAAACATGAGTAAAAACCTAACAAAAGAAGCATTTGACCAATGGTTAATGTTATCTAAACCAGGAGAAAAAGTTGTATACCATAAAGGCTTTTTCGTAAGAGAATCAGATAAAGACATCAAGATGCGACGTTTTAGCGCATACTTAAATAATTTAGCTGGTTCTTTAAAAACTGTATTTCTATATCAGAAAAAAATTAAAGATATGGAATACGAATACTATGCAGAAAAAAGATAAGGAGAGAAAACATGGCAGATCCTGCTAAACATAAATCAGTATCGATACCTATTAAGTATTATAACCTATTAGATTTTATCAATGGTAAATTAGACACACCATTGTCTAAATCTAAATTAGTGCAAATGTCGATAGTGAAGGAGGCAAAAAAACATGGATACAAAAATGGTAAAGCATAAGGCCATTTGTCCTGATTGTAAGGGGAACGGATTTATTTATACGAGCGTTCCCTCTTATAATGAAGTGAAACAATGTACTACTTGCAAATCACAAGGAGAAATATATGTCAAAGAACCAACCATTGAAGAACTTGCCAAAGCAGCGAGACTTCAATAAAAAAGATATAACAGGATATTATTATGATGGTAAAAAAAGTTATACGATTTATAGTAGAGAGAATCGATCATATATCATGCCGCGTAAGTAATTGGTGTTGGAGATATTTATATGCAGAAAGAAAAAATAGACACTACAAAAAAAAGTGATCAATTTTTATTATTTGATGATTTGCCTATGCAAACTAGAGCAAAGGCAATTATTAAAGATATAGAATGGGTTGATTTAAGTGATATTTGTAAACAATTAAATTACAAAGTACCTAAACCAGGAGTGTATCGTTTATACAAAACAGGTCATATGCATTTTTGGGGAAATATAGATCCAGATTTATTTGGTGGTTGTAATTATCCATTTATCCAAAATATGGAAACAGGTAAAATTTTAAGTTATCTTTTGTATGGAAATTATCCTATTGCAAGATTTGTTATTGAAGAAACTGGTTTTACGGGAGTAGGTCTTTTACATAGAATAGTTGCTTGTGCTTTTATTGAAAATGATGATTATCAAAATAAAGATCAAGTGAATCATATTAATCATAATCCTTGTGATTACCGAGTTCATAATTTAGAATGGATTAGTAGAAAAGATAACAATGTAGGTGCCATAAAAAATAAATCAGTATCTTTAGAAGATAAATATTATGAATGTATTGGAAGAATAAAACAAAAAATGAGACATGCAAATTAAACGACATAAAAACGAATTGTTTTCTAGTAAATATTATCCTATAGAAAAATGTACCAGTAGTGAAGGTGAACAATTTTATGTTAGAAAATGTCCTGTGTGTGATGGGACTGGAATTAGACCATATTTTGTTGGAATAAAACATAATGATACAGATTGTCATGCATGTGATCGAATGGGATTTATTGAAGCTGAATTATTTATTACTTATACTAAAGAAATATTAAAAATTATTAATATTATGAAAGTAACTAAACATTAATAGGTATGAAAAATCCTGTTGCCAAATACATGAATCGTTTTCATAAACCAAAACGAATCAAAGATAAAAGGTACCAAGAACAATTAAAACAAATGGAAAAAGATGTGGAAGAAGTAAGAAGAATGCAAAGAGAAATTTATGAAACTAAATAAACTATATGAATACCCAACTTCTTCTCGTTCGTTGATTAATAATGCCAGGCACTATGATGTAGGAGAAGAGAAGCTCCCATCAGTCACCACGATTCTTTCTGCGACTCAGTCTGAGGAGAAGAAAGCTTCGTTGGCCGCCTGGCGTGAACGTATGGGCACGGAGAATGCAACGCGGATCGTGGATCAGGCAGCTACTCGAGGTACAGCGATGCATACGATTATAGAAAAGTTCTTACTGGGACAGGGTTATT